GGTATCAGCTTTCCTGAACGGGGAAGACGTTTATATAAAGATGGCGTCGAAGATTTACGACATACCGGAAGAAGATGTTACCAAAGAGCAACGCTTTGTGGGCAAAACGACTATCCTAGGGTGTGGCTATGGTATGGGAGCGGTTAGGTTTGTAGAGCAGTTGGCTACATTTGGTCACGTCATGCCGTTGGAGGAGGGGCGTAGGGTAGTTAACATCTACCGAGACGCTAACTGGAAGATAAACAAGTTATGGCGTGACTTACAACAGATGATAGTAAAAATGTCCCGTGGAGAAACTATGTCCCTTGGGCCGAACGGGATTATTAGATCCGTCGAAACCGCTACGGGTATGGGAATACTACTGCCGTCCGGTTTGGTTATGCGCTATGACGGGTTAGATTTTGAGCAGGGGGAGCATGGGCCGGAGTTTAGGTACAAGACTCGGCGCGGGTACACCCGCATCTATGGCGGTAAGTTATGTGAGAACGTGTGTCAGGCTATCGCTAGGTGTATCATCGGCGAGCAGATGTTGGCTGTTGCCAAACAGGAGAAGGTAGCATTGACCGTACACGATTCATTAGTGTGTTGCGTACCTACTGACGACTTAGTACGAGGACAGGCATTCATTGAAAGTTGTATGCGTGTTACGCCCGATTGGGCAGAGGGCTTACCGATAACGTGTGAGTCAGACAGTGGTAAATCATATGGAGAGGCAGCGGGATGAGCGATATTAAAAGAGCAGTACGGGAAGCCAATAGGTTTGCAGATCGAGAGATACGGAGGGCGACTATGTTTAGACACCGCGTTGGCGATACGTTTGCTACGCGAGTATACGGTCTGTTGTTTAGCCCCACCGTGGTTTCGGCGTGCGGGTGGGTTGGGTTGTTTGTGTTGGGCGGGATAGTGGGAGTATACGTTAATGGGTGAGATTATTAAGTTCCCTGACAAATTACCAGAAACAACGGGCGACTACTTGGCGATAATGGTGGGTGAGGATGATGACGGAGATCCTGTAGTTTGCGTAGAGCAGTGCCTGACACATGGTAAAAAGACACACATTAATGCTGTATTCCTAGATGTAGAGCAACTAGACGTATTGATACGTGAACTAACAATAGTAAGTTCGATGTTTGTGGAGAAACACTGATGGGTATAGCGCCGTGGTCGTTCTCAAAGATTAAGTCTTTTGAACAGTGTCCTAAGAAGTTCTATCACTTGAAGGTGGCTAAGGACTATAAAGAACCTGAGACAGAGGCGATGCTATATGGCACCGCCGTACACCTCGCCGCAGAGGAATACGTTAGGGACGGCACGCCGCTCCCCGCTAAGTACGGTTACTGTAAAGATGTTCTCGATGCGTTGATGGCTAAGTCAGGTGAGAAGCTCTGTGAGTTAGAGATGGGGCTTACTGAGAACCTAGACCCCTGTGGATTTAGGGATGATAATGTGTGGTGGCGGGGCATAGCCGATTTAGTTATACTGGATAGAGAAGCCAAGACAGCTTGGGTGATAGACTACAAGACCAGCAAGAACACACGATACGCAGATAAAGGGCAGTTAGAGTTGATGGCCCTCGCAGTGTTTAAACACTACCCCGAAATACAGTTTGTCCGGGGGGGTCTCGTGTTTGTTGTGTGTGGTGAGTTAATAACAGGCACTTACAACAAGCCAGATGAAGCTAAACTGTGGTCTAAATGGTTGTCAGACTATAGCCGTATGGAGAAAGCGTTCGAGAAAGATGTGTGGAACGCACACCAAAGTGGGCTATGTAAACGTCACTGCCTAGTGACAGAATGTGTACACAACGGAAGACAATAATGCGTCCTAGAAAAAGAAAGAAACAAGTCAATGCTCCTGTAGGGAGCGACACGTTTGAACGCCGAATGGAGCGACAGCGTGCCAGACGTGCTATGGATAAGAAAGGCAAAGACGCCAACGGCAATGGCAAGGCTGACAAGCGGGAAGGTAAAGACGTTAGTCACAAGAAAGCCCTAGTCAATGGCGGCACCAACAAAGATGGTGTTACAGTAGAGGATAGCTCTACTAACCGTAGCCGGAACTACAAAAAGAAAGGCAGTAGAAAGCCTAAGTAAAGAACTCCCTATTGGTATGGGTTGACGCGTGCTTGATGCGTCTTTAAATGATGGCGTGCTCCCGTTAAGAGGGCATATAAAGCGTCATAAAATCGAGTAGTCCAACGGTAGCGTGTTTCGTGGGATTTTCACGTTTTCCATCATAAGTAGACCTAGCCCTATCTATGGACGAAGCAGGGCCATTAAATTTTTTCGCGTGACGTGGACATCCACTTCATGCTATTTCGCATCGGAGCGACAAATGAAGATAGTAGACGATAAGGCATTACTACTCACCCTACGTAACCCATCAAGAGTTACTGCGGTGATACCTAAAAGCAAAGAACTACCGAACAACCAAGTACTTGTTAACTGGGGATTGGAGGAGACTCAGGTGTTGCGCAACATGAACATCAACGCGCCATCCCCCATAGAATCTAGGTACGAGTGGTCAGGTAGGTACGCGCCGTTCGACCACCAGAAGACCACCGCCTCTTTCCTAACACTTAACCGTAAGGCGTTTTGCTTTAACGAGCAGGGTACAGGCAAGACCGCTAGTGCTATATGGGCGTCTGACTACCTAATCGACCAAGGCGTCATAAGACGTGTGTTGGTGGTATGCCCCCTATCCATCATGGATTCCGCATGGAGGAATGACCTCTTTAGTTTTGCCATGCACCGCAAAGTAGATGTGGCGTACGGAGCAGCTAAGAAACGGCGCGAGGTAATTGAAGGTGAAGCTGAGTACGTGGTAATAAATTATGACGGGTTGGCTATTGTAGAGGACGCTATCGCCAACGGGGGCTTTGACCTAATAATCGTAGACGAAGCTACCCACTACAAGAACCCTCAGACTACCCGATGGAAGACGCTCAACAGGTTAGTTGGCCCAAGTACTTGGCTATGGATGATGACGGGTACCCCTGCGGCACAGAGTCCTACAGATGCGTACGGCATAGCCAAACTTGTTAACCCCACTGCCGTACCTAAGTTCTTTGGTTCTTTCCGCGACCAAGTTATGAGAAAGATAACTAACTTTAAGTGGACACCTAAAGAAGACGCTACCACAACGGTGCATAGAGTGTTGCAACCAGCTATACGGTTTACGAAAGAAGAATGCCTAGACCTTCCGCCGATGGTGTATGTGAAGCGTGAGGTGGAGTTAACACGCCAACAAAAGAAGTACTACAAAGAACTAAAGAGCAAGATGGTCATGGAGGCAGCGGGGGAGCAAGTCACAGCAGCTAACGCGGCGGTCAACATGAACAAACTCCTGCAAATATCTGCGGGTGCAGTGTACACCGACAAGGGTGATGCAGTGCAGTTCGATATAGCTCCTCGATACAAAGTGCTACGGGAAGTGATAGATGAGTCCAGTAAAAAGGTACTAGTGTTCGTACCGTTTAAACACACCATCGACATGCTAACCGCCAAACTACGGGACGATGGCATAACTGTAGACGTTATACGGGGGGACGTACCAGCCCCCAAACGAACTGAGATATTTAAGCGGTTCCAAGAGCAAGAAGATCCCAAGGTGCTAGTGATCCAACCTCAGTCAGCAGCGCACGGCGTCACGTTAACTGCGGCTAATACAGTAGTGTGGTGGGCACCGACGAGTTCACTGGAGACATACGCTCAGGCAAACGCCCGTGTACACAGATCAGGGCAAGATCACAAATGTACCGTCGTCCAGCTCCAAGGTTCCCACGCCGAGAAACGTGTTTACGCATTACTCGATAACAGAATCAACGTACACACAAAAATGATTGATCTTTACAAAGAAATACTTGACTAGGGTATTAGATGGTACTAAAGTGGACGCCCTGTCACTAATAGGAGAGAGCAATGAACGATGAAAGCAGCGCCCCTGTTGAGAAACTCACCAAGGTCTTCCATAAGATCAAGGCTAAGAGAGCGGAGCTAACAGCAGAGTTTAAAGAGAAGGACAGTAAGTTGTCCGATCAGTTAGACGAAGTAAAGAAGGCCATGTTAGATTTCTGTAAGACGCAAGGCGTAGATAGTGTAAAGACTTCAGAAGGAATGTTTTATAGGTCTGCCAAGACTAGGTATTGGACTAGCGATTGGAGCAACATGCACGAGTTTGTGTTAGAGCATGGGGCACCGGAGCTACTTGATAAGCGCCTCAATCAGGCAAACATGAAGCAGTTCCTAGAAGAAAACCCCGACCTTACACCAAAAGGTCTTAATGTAGATTCAGAGTACGTAGTAACAGTGAGGAAAAAATAATGTCAGAACTTAAACCCGCTTTTGTACCGATTGAGAATGTAGCAAGACATTTCTCGGTATCCATATCGACCATCCGCGCATGGTTACGTCAGGGTACAATCGCTCCCGATACCTTTATTAAGGTGGGCAACACCTATAGATTTAACCTACCTGCGGTTGAAGCATCTCTAGTAGGTAGCGGCCCAGATGGAAGTAAGAAAGAAGTCGAAGAGGTGTATGTACCCGAGGAACATGGAGAAGAACAGTTAGAGTTGGACTTCGATCTGGATGAAGACGTCTGATGAGTAACGATAGTCTACGCCGAATCAGTCTACGTGGTAGCAAGTTTACAGTAGAGGGTAAGGCACTCGACAGTCAGACTATGGACGTGGTAGTAGTTAATGCCGCCCCAGTGTCCCGCGCTTACTATGGCGAGGCGTACGACCCTAACAGGGTTGCGGTTCCAACGTGTTGGTCACCTGACACGCAGCGACCGGATGAAGCTGTACCCCAAGAGCAAAAGCAATCCATGCGTTGTATGGACTGTCCTCAGAACGTAAGGGGTTCAGGCGAGTTTGGAGGAAGGGCTTGTCGGTTCTCACAACGACTTGCAGTTGTATTTCAGGAAGAACCTGAAGAAGTGTATCAGCTACAGATACCCGCTACCTCTATATTTGGTAGTAGTAAGGGTGGGGATAAAGGGCTGCAAGAGTACGCACGGCTTTTGTCTAAGCACGATACGGCGATAATTGCTGTCACTACTAGAGTATATTTTGATAGTGATAGCGTGGTACCAAAACTTTATTTCAAACCTCTAAGTCGTTTAGACGAAGACACCTATGCCACCGTATGCAGCATGGTGGATCACGAAGATACTGCGAAGGCCGTCACTATGACTGTCCCTGTAACAAGTGAACCCGTGTCTCCGTTCTCAGCGGTGGAAGGTTTTGACATAAACGCAAACTAAACTAAAATTAGGAAATTAAAATGGCTACAAATAAT